CATTGCTCGAGGAACTGATGGCAAACGAGGTAATCGCCACAGCTGACCCAACTCTCATTAGAACTGGAGAAATCGAGGAACTAATGGGCGTGGGCATAGTAGTCGGCGGCTACAGACCAACTCAGCAAAGAACCAACGACGCCACCGGTACTGTTGACTTGTGCTTCGCTATGAGAGGCAAACGTGCAGTCGCATTGGCTCCGAAACGGGAGCTACTCATCGAGACCGACAAAGCAACTGAGCTCCGCAAGCTGAAAATCACAGCAAGCCACACGTTCGGCGTTAAAATCCTGGACTTCAAAGAAATCGTCCGTATCTGGACAAGCCACGTAGACTAAGCATAGTTCGGCGCAGCGCAGGCGGAAAGCCCTATGGCTCGACCGCTCCCAAGTTTTTTTAAACTAATCGTATTGTATTATTTTCTGGGTGCAAATCGTGTCAGCAGATGAGCTCGAAAAAGAACTAAAAGACGCCGAGCAAAGGCGCCTCCAATCCAAGCAGAAATTAACTCAACAGGCGCAGGGCATAACCGAGGATCTAGAAACCGAGCGCCAAAAGCTTGCCGCCAAGCTCCAGGAGCTAAAGCAGCTCACGACAGGACCTGCAGCTGAGGCATTGGGAAACGCAATCGTCGCAATCTCCCAAATTGCCACATCTCCTCGACTGACAGCTGAGGCAAGCCAGGCTATAGTCGAACATGTAGACGACTTTTTGCAGACTCAAGCTACAGGCCTGCAGGAATTCTACGGTAGAGTCGAAAAGGTGCTCCTGGACTTCACCAAAAAATACGGCGAGGAATTTGACGCTCAAAAGGCTGCCAGGCAAAAAGAATATGAGGTACTAGAGCAGCTAAGCGTTTATCTGGCTAAGTTTGGGTGAAGAGGATGGCAACTCAGGAAGGAACAATAGCTGTAGGCGAAGAACCACAGCCTGCAGGAAAATTAATGCGCACAATAGTGCGAGACGTCGACGGAAAACAAGTTCATGAGGAAGTTGTTAACAAGGCAATTCAGCACCTAGCTGACCCGCCACCAGGCGAGAGCGTGACGGCTTTAAACCCTATCGAGTGGAACCTCGACGGGACACTGAAAGCCATATCCTACAAAAACGCTGCAGGAACACTCCTCTTCAAGCTAAATTTTACCTGGGACTTAAACGGACAAGTAACCTCTATCGAGCGGACGTGAGCCGCCTTTGGTTTTGGCGCTGCAGCAAGCCAATTCTCCAGAGCAACTCTCAGCTTTTAGGGAATGCGAGGAATGCCATCAGCCGTTTATCCCCAACGTCAAACACCCTCATCAAAAGTGCTGCAGCCAAAAATGCAACAACCGAGCTTGGAACAAAGCCCATAAATTTGTAGTTAAGCCGCTGCAGTGCGTCGTCTGTCATAAAGTTTTTACCCCCAAGCGGAAGCTCAAAGGCGGCGAGGCAAACGCCTGCTGCAGCGAGAAATGTCAACAAGCTCATCACTACAGCCGCAACAGGACACGCAAGCTCAAGTATCGCAAAGACCACTACGTGCCAAAACTGCGTCTACCCCAAAAATGTAAGTGCTGCGGCTCCATTTTTCAGCCAGCCCAAGACGGCGTCCTGCCCATCTATTGCTCGGATTATTGCTCAAAGTTGGCATGGAAAAACGCCCATCGAGCTCAGATAAAAAATACGCAGGAGCTCAAAGGTATCACTCGCCCAGGTACTCCGCTGCGGCTCTCAATCGTCAACAAACAAGGACAGGAGCGCATCGCCGACGCTGTATTCCTGGAGAGACAGCTAGGCAAGAAATTTACGCAGAAAAAAGAGCAGACCTGGCGCTCTAAGGGGGTTCTAGAGCTGTGATTATTCACGTTCGAAATCGCAACAACCTAAAGTCGCGTCTCAAAAAGACGGCACGCAACGGCTCCGAACTCTGCAAACAAGTAACCTATTTTCAGAGCGAGTATGAAGAGTCGATAGAAGTAGCAAAGGAAGCGCTGGAGCTCATCGACAAAGTTTTTAGCGAGGCATTCCTGGAGCGTGAAGCTGGCGAGTTTATTGCTATGAATGACTACCCCGAAATTGGCATTGTGCGAGGCGAGGTCGTCTATTCTACTGGAGGCCATCTAACGCCCTCAATAAGCGACGATATAATGTACCGTGAAGCCTTCTATACGCTTAACCTCTCCAAGCCTGGGGAAGAAAAGCCAAAACGGCTCCGTATTATGCGCTCGCACTGCAGCCGAGAAGCCCTCGAATTTGCCCATGTCTACGCAGAAACACACTCAGTACGAGAGACCGTCGCAGAGCTTAAACGGCGTTTCAACGTAGTTATCAACGACCGAACAGTCAGAGGCTGGCGCCGTATGCAACCAAGAAAACGGGAGCTCTCCTAGATGTTAATTCCGATTTTGAAAAAGGTATTGCGCAGACCTACGCAGGCGCCCGTCTATCCAAAGCGTAGACGACGCCGACAAGTCGAATATCCCAGCTCTGATGTGCTAACCCTTATAAGGGCTTACCTGCGAGTAAAACTCGAGGAAAATCCAATTTGAAACTGCACGCAGTTCTAAACCTCTACAACGACAGAACATTCCTTCCAGCTATGCTCGAAAGCATCCGAGAAGTCGTGGACTCGCTAATAGTCGTGGACGGCTCCTATGCTCAGTACCTGCAGCACTACAAAGCCTTCGTCCCAAACGCCAAAGCCTGGAGCACTGACGGTAGCCTCGAGATTATCGACGCCTTCAAAGACAAGCCAGAAGTCCGCATATTCAAAACCAAAGACGAAAACACCTGCTGGGAAAACCAAGCAGTAAAACGCAACTTTTGCATCGACCAAGTTCCAGACGACGACGCCTTCCTAATTATCGACGACGACGAGATGCTAATGGGCGACGTCCAGGAAGCGTTCGAGAAGTTCTACGAGTCTGGCTGCATTGCTATGCAAACACCGCTCTACACTCCTGGCCTGCAGCAAGACCGCATCGTCCCACGCTGGCACCCCCGAGTATTCCTAAAACGTCCAGGCATGCACTACAAAGGCACACATTGGCACCTGCGAGACAAAAACGACCGCATCATAGAGGAAAAGTACCCCCTGTTTTTTACGGACTTAGCAGCTCTCGTCCATTTAAAGAGCTTCAAAGACCAATCTCGACTTATACCGCATCAAAACTACATGCTAACGCTAGCCGAGAGGGGATGGACTGAAATAACCCCTGGGCAAGCGCCCAAAAAAGAAGGTGAAAAAAAGCCATGGATAGAAGAAAACAAACAATAGAAGAATTCGTCAAAGGCACCGACTTCATGCCGAAACTCAGAGCTGCCATCGAAAACGTCGAGCAGGGCAAAGCCTTCGCTATTTTTGAAGGGCTCCAGAAAAAGGGCACCTGCACCGTAGCCGTTACATTCAACGGCGAGACTGTCCAGCTGGCAGCTGTGGACGCATCAAACGTACGGCCAGAAGTACGTGCCAAACAAGAAACCCCCAAAAACCCTGAAAGTAAACCTGAGAGGACGAGTAAAAAATGAGCCAAATGAGCTACGAAGCCGAAAACAACCCAGCTCTAACGCCCAATACGCTGCCGACGCTCAATATTGACGTCAAAACTACCCTGACAACACCGGATAAAACAAAGCTCCGAGTGCTCAACCTAGGAACGCAGGACATGGCAGGGGCAGGCTATTGTCTCAGCCACGCCTTAAACAAACTCGGCGACGTCCAAAGCATTAACCTGCGCACAAGCAACAACTACCTAAACTACCCCAGCATGGCAGAGGCTCGCTACTACGGCAAAGACGGCTGCAAAAAGATTGTCGAGGACGCCGACGTCGTCATATTCCACACTGCAGTACGACCCTTTTTTGACGCCTTCGGACTAGACAAAGCAAAGCTGAAAGAAAAGCGCAAGTTTGTCTACTTCCACGGTAGCGACTGCAGAAACTATGGCGAGCAAATCATCAAAGACGCAAAAGAAGTTATGGGCGACTTTGAAATCCTCGTCTCAACACCCGACCTGCTAGGGCTCGTACCCAAAGAAAACAGCCACTGGATGCCAGTCGCCAGGGACTTCCAAGCAATCAAAACCAAGTATGGCGACAACCTCCTGGACTCTACCGCTCTCAAAGGCTGGGCAGAACTCAAACGCCGAACAGTTCTCGGACACGCACCAACAAACCTGCAGCTCAAGGGCTCCGCAACCTTCTACAAAATTATAACAGAGGTCCTCGAAACGCTCGACGACGTCGAATTCCAAAGTATCAAAGACCTGCCCTGGGACAGCTGCCTAAGACTACTGCGCACAGTCAACGTCCTATACGATCAACACGTCATCGGCTCCTACGGCATGGTCGCAGTCGAAGCATCAATCTTTGGCGCCGCCGTATTCTGCAAACTCAAACCTGACGTCGCAACCTTCCTGGAGCACGAAGCTGGCCTTAAACAACCGTTCATCCAATGGCTCGACGAAGACGAACTTAGGACACAGAGCTTTATGCTATCCCAAGACCTCAAGCTGCAGCAGGAATTCGGAGCCAAAACAAACGAGTTCTGCAACAGACTGCACGACGACATCAACGTAGCATCACGGTTTATGCGCATCCTGGAGAGAACCTAGATGCCAGAAACCAACCCCCCCCGTTATCGAATAGAAGTGCCTAGCACAGGCGGCATAGTCGTCGAGGCGCCCACTAAAGATGAGTGCCTGGAACTCTACAAAGAGGCGTCGAAGCTGCCACAGAAAAGCAGGCTCGACGAGGCTATCAGATGAGCTCACGTGGTCGCTCCCCAACACTGCAGGAGATGCTCGGCTATTGGGAAAACCGAGCTCCATCCTACTATGTTGAGGACCCGTTCGGTAGAGCAATCCTAAAAGCCTTCATTGACAAGCTGCAGCCTCAAAGCCTAATCGAAATCGGCTGCGGAAACGGCGAACTTTTCAGCCTTTATCGACGTATCGTTAACGTCGTTGCCGTAGACTGGAGCGAAGAAATGCTCATCAGAGCTAACCAACGCAAAGCCAGACACTACCTGCCAAACCTGCGAATATGGCGCCATGACATAACTCAGTGCAGCCCACAGGGACACTACGACGTCGCAGTCACTCGCACAGTTTTAATGCACATTCCGCCCGAGGCAATCGAGAAAACAGTGCGCCATATCGTAAAATGCGCAGACAGGTTTCTTATTTTCGAGTATTTCGAGCCTATTCAAACTGAGAAGCTGGCGGCTCATAACTGGCTGCATGACTACGTCCCGATTTTTGAGAAAGCAGGCTGTGAGCTTGTCGAAAGCTATACTCGCCCTGACCTGCCCCAAGTGCTTTTCCAGTTCCAGAAGCGGAAGTCTACAGACGTCCCAGGAGCGCCAGAGAATGCCAAAGAAGCATAAAGACGGCAAGCCCAAACGGCGAGAGGTAGTGTTTAGCCTCGACTGTCCCTGCGGACGCCAGCATCAGCTGCGCCTGGCAAGAGGCGAAGCTCAGGTCACGCTCAGAGCAATCGAGACTGGAAAACCGCTAAGTTTTCGACCTAGGCACATAGTTCTCGAGCAATCCAGGAAACCTCCCGAGTAGCCAAAAACACCCAATCATAGAGGTTTTTTGCGTTTTTTTGGCTTATATACTATACATGGGGTCGGAACCTACCTCTGGGCTAAAACGCTAAAAGCATGGACAAAACAGCCTTTTTGGAATTCGACAAATCCAAAACAGGTGCATAAAAATGTTAATTCCATTTAAATAAGGAGGGGTGAAACTTGCTGCCAAAATGCGTCTTTTTCCATAGGGCTAAATGTCTTAACTTTTTTTCGCTGCCAAGCCTACCCTCTTTACTAAAAAACACCTAGTCATGCCCATACAGCCCCTCCGCAAGTTACCTGAGCGCATCGAAAAATTAAAAACCATAGTCGCCGCAACTCTGTTTTGAGGTTATAAAATTGGTCGACCGAGACTATCAAATTAACAAGCAAGCTGACGTCAAGTATTATATCTGGCTGGAAGTGGACGTCGAGATGAGCCAAAACGACACCGTAACCATAAGCGAGTTCTCCTCTGCAGAAAACATCAAAGTCGCAACACTCGTCCGAAAAAGCGACCTAACAGTCCTAACGAACAGCATCTCAAACAACCAAGTGACCTGCACAAACGCCGGTACAAACATGCAATGCGTCCTATTTGTGGCTGGAGTGAAGGCGGTTTAAATGGGCATAATCGTAAACGCCGAGCTCATCAAGTCAACGCTCAAAATTCCGACTGCCGTCTCTAATCAGTCAGTCGAGGACCTGGCAGACGCAACCATCGACATTATGAACAGCCTGGGCGCCGACATACCAAATATGAGCGGCAGCGCAGGAACAAAAACCCTAAACGTAGACAGCAAACAGAGAGGCAAATTCTGGCTTGGAATACGAGCAACCTACAACAGCCTAAAAGATATGACGGCAAAAAGCGTAGGCGACATCAGCTTCCAACCTGCAGACCTGCTCAGCAACGACATAGTTATGCAACAGCTGCAACGAGCAGCAAACTTGGCAGCCGAGCCATCATCAAGGAGAGGTTAACCCCTGGGCACCGTTCCTCAGAACTACCACGACTTCTGTTTCTATATTGGCGAGTGGCTCTATGTCGCCACTGCCGAGGCAGCCGACGACGCAGCAGCTGGACAAAAAGACATAGAAGTAGAAGACGGCTCCGTTTTTGCCGCTGACATGCCCGTCTGGATAAAAGACAGTGCACACAGCGAATGGAACGAAGTCGATTCAGTCCTGGGTAACGTCGTAACCATGAAAACAAACCTCGCCTACACTTACTACACGGCAAAGGGCGCCGAAGTAGACCACCCAGATACAAGCTTCGGCAGAGCAGCCTTTGCGGCATCATTTGCCCTGGAGTATCTCTACGAAGCCTACAAAGCAGGGCAGTTCAGCAGCTCCAAAGCCGCAATCCTCGCACGCATCGCCGAGCTAGCCGACTTTATCCTCACTCAGCAATGCGTAAACGCTGCCCTCAAAGCATACGGCGGCTTCAAGAGTGCTGACACATCAACAGCATACTACTCAGTGGACGCTGGGCGCTGCATTCCAGCGCTGCTAAAAGCCTATGAGCTCACAAACGACGCTGACTACCTCACTGCAGCAAAGCTCGCAGGCTATACCTTCCTCTACAACATGCAGCATGACCCCGCAAATTCGGGGCTAACAGACACTTACTATGGAGGGCTTGCTCAGTACGTCACAGACGCTGACGCCTACGGCACCGTTTTTATGGTCGAGGACTGCTACGACCTAATCGGGCTCTGCATGCTAGCTCGGGTCTACGACAAAACTAACGCCTCACGGTACAACAGCATTATGGCAGACATGGTCGCCTTCTACAGAGAAGGGCTCGAAACCTTCTATCTCTACTATCAGGCACCCCCCTATGGTCTTGGCGTCTGGTACCGCATCGGTCTCGAGGACGAGCAAATCTACGACGACCCCGTTAGCTATGCGCTCCTGGGACTCTACACCTACGAGGGCTACAGTGAGACAGTGCAGCGAGTCTATGACTTTATCCAGAGCATCTCCCAAAACGGAACCTACCCAGCCTATCAACCCTGCGTCTGCTGGCCTGGCTACATTAACGTGGTAACAAGAGCACCGGACTGCGCCTACTACGACGCCGTCACAATCGGGATCCTCGAAAGCATCCGCAAAGCCGTCGATAAGCCCAGCTATGAGCTCGCCTACCAAATCGCCAACAAATACCAGGACGAGTTCATGTTTTGGGGTCCAATTTATACGGACTACTCGCCCATCACTCCCCAAAAGGCAGTGACAGAGGTTGCCTGGCTAGCTCGCATGTTCCTAAACTACAGCCTGCCCTTCACAGACTTTAGCTACACGCTCGAGGAACAAGGCGAGCGAGTGCAGCTTTTCTCCGTGCAACAAGCAGCCGACGCCACAACCTACGCCGACCCCCTGGCAATGCCTGCAGTCGTCAAAAACGCCAACGTCAAAGAAACATACATCGAGGCAGGCTACATCATCACCGACTACCTGCAGATGTACTCGCTCCTACCCGTGCGCCCAAGAGACAAAATACGACGCCGAGGAGCTGACTATGAAGTCCAGACGGTGCAAAAGGTTATTTTGGAAAACCAACCACTCTGCTATAAGTCAGACTTACGGAGGCTCCAAAACAATTGAGCGTAGTCGAAAACCCCATGTCCACAATCCTGCGGCTCATCGACAACCGCATAGTAGTAGTCAAAGACAACGCAGCCAGGGCAAGCATCAAGTGCAGCGAGGAGAACTACGACCGAGAGCTCCTCAAAAACTACGACGCCCAAATTACCTGCAGCCTGCAATCAAGCGACGACCAAAAACTCAACCTGGCAGGCACAAAACGGCGCCGTGTAGCCCACATCAAAGTAACAGCCGTTTCCACAAACAAAGAGCTCGCCTCAGCAGACCCGGGCAAAAAGATGCGAGACAAAATTACAGAGCAGCTCAACGCCATCATAAGAGAATGCAGCGCCATCCCCTACGAGACAACCTACAACTTCTATACGCTCGGCTATCCCGAAGGCGACCCCCACAAAGCCAAAGACGCCGCAGCCAACGCCGAACAGACACCGTCGAGCCTCGCCTGGACTGAGCTCAGCGCAGCAAACTACGCTAAAATCTGGAGCAACGACGACATATTCCACACAAAAGCAACCTCGACAGCAACTCAGTACCCACAAATGCTTTTCCGTTTCAAAATCGGCAAAAAAGAAAACTACGACCTGCAGCCCCTGGCAACCTGCGTTAAACAAATCGTACTAACCTTTGTCGGCTACGGGCTTGCTGCAGGAGGCAACGGCGTCACCTTCAAAGTCTGGAACAAGACAACCGAGGCATGGACTAACACCCAAACAGGCACGGCAGACTCAAAAGAAACACTTACAATCACGCTCACGTCGGGCTTAACTGACTACATTGACTCAGACGGGTACTGCTGGGTACTCGCCAGAACAACAAACCCCAGCGCTGGAGCTGCAACGACGCTCTACTGCGACTTTGTCCAGTGCGTAATCCAGGTCAAAGGCTTATCATTCTGCGACGTCGTCAGCTACCAAAACTCAGACGTCCTCGACGTCAAGCCCTACCTCTACAAAGTAGAATTTATGCTCAAGGGCTGGCTATTTGAGGACATAACTTTAAGGTAACAGGTGAAAAAAAATGGTTGAAACATACGGAGTAGACCAAGAACGCATCTACTACATAGACGAAACAGTCAAAGGAACAACCCCAGGAACCCCTGCAATGCTAGGCATCCCCCACGAATCACTCGACCCAGGCATGGACGTCGGAAACCTCCTGCTCAGAGCTGGCGGCAATTATGACGTCGTAGCTATCAAAAAAGGCACCCGAAACCCCACAATCAAAGTAACCTACCCGCTGCCGTCAGCTGCACCTATTAGCCTGCTGCAGTACGCAAAACGAGACCTCGACAAAACCCTAAGCGTCCAAGTTCTCTACTACAAAGGCCAGTTTGTTGACGCAACTGACATCATAAGCCTACTCTATACATACATGCGAGTAAGCAAAGCTAGCGTCAGCTGTGACATCGACGACGTCGTCAAAGCAACACTCGAACTGGTCGGGCAGAATATGGCAACAGGCACAGCCAAAATCGCAGACGCAACCTACACGGACCACTCGGGCGCCGTAGCCTTCAACGAAAGCTCAGTCACCATCGGCGGAAGCACAAACAATGAAGTCGTCGGCTGGAAATTCGACATACTAAACAACCCCAAGCTAGTGCCAGTTATACGCAGCGCAAACGGCTACCTGCCAAAATACGTCCCCTTCGGCAAACGACAGCTGTCCGGTGAAATCAAATTCGAGTTTGAAACAAAAACCCAAATGGACGCCCTACTAGCTGACACATCGCAAACTATCGTCTTCGGACTCGGCGGCACTCCTGCAACTGCTGCAACCTTTACCGGCTGCAAGTGGTCAAACATCCATCACGAAAAATGGCTCGACGACCTCATCGCAGTCACCGCAAACTTTGACGCAACAGGGCTCACAATCGCCTAAGCTGATGTGCGAGCCTTTAAAAACCCACTCGAAAATATCCATGTAGCAGGTGAATGAATTGGAAACCCAAACAGTAGTAATCGACAAGCGTTTCGGCAGCCAATACGAGGGCTCCTATGAGTTTAAACAAATTACCCAGGGCGAATACGAGAGAATTTTGCTAAGCTACATGGACGCAGGCGGCAAAGTCGCCAAGCAGGACATCCTCAAAGTCAACAGAGAGGCAATGTGGACGGCGCTAAAAAGCCAGCCCGACTCAAAGCCTCTAAATCGTGACCTCATCATCCAGGGACGCCTCCCCTATGGCCTGAGCCTCAAACTGCAGGAAGCCTACGACAAAGTCAACGGCATAGAAATGGACGAGCGCCGTTTTTTATCCTCGCCATCAGACGAAAACAACCCCACACCCTCCTCACAAAGTTCGTAATCTGCGAGCGGTTCGGCTGGACAGAGGACCAATACAACAACACAAGCCGCAAAACTATAATGCAGTTCTCAACTATCCTGCAGACACTCGATGAAATGGCAAAGGCAGAGGCAGAAAAAGCAGAAAAGGACAAACGCAAATGTCGGTAGACGTAACCTTTGACGTCCAGGGCATCGACGAATTCGTCGCAGCCATACAAACTTTTGATAGTGAGCTCCAGGAACAAGTGCGAGCCTGGCTATATGATTGGGCGCAGCGAGTGGCAGCCCAAGCAGCCAGAAACGCTCCAGTGCGCACGGGCTACCTGCAGAGCACCATTTTCGCCATGGTAAAAGACTGGGTCGCCCAAGTCGGCGCCACAGCAGTTTATAGCTATTTTGTGGAATTTGGGACTCGATACATGGCAGCCCACCCCTTCCTATACCCTGCCGTGCAGGAGTTCCTACCCGAGCTAGAGACAAATATTATAGGTGCAATCGAACAAGCAAAGAGTAGTGCAGGCCTATGAGCTTTAGAGAAATCGTCCTATCAATCCGAGCGGTAAACCGAGCTAGTACCGAATTTAACAGAATTCAAACTGACGCCCAGGCACTCACAGCTCGCATTAAGAGCTTTGGAGCTGCCCTCGCTGGCATCGGCGCAGCTGGAGCCTCCATCGGCTACGTCGCAAATATGTTCGGCATCCTAAACGACGAACAAGCCAAAGTTTTCAACGGCGCCATGATGCTTGTCTCAGTCATCGGCGTGCTCATCAGAACAGAAACAGGGCTAGCCGTAGCCCATAAAATCTACGCTGCAGCATGCGCCTTTGCCACTGCAGTACAAAACGCCCTAAACATCAGCTACGGCACCTTCCTAGCACTCACTGGCGTGGGCATTGCCGTAATTGTGGCCGCTGCAGCTGCCATGTACGCCTTTGCATCAAGCATGAACACGGCAACCGCAAGCGTCCAAAACTTCAACAGCACAGCAGCTGAAACCCCCGCACGTGTAAAAGGCATAACTCGAGCAGGCGACGCCGAGCTCCTACGTCGGGGGATTGAGTAAATGTCCGAGCCTGCAGCCCCCAGCGTCTCTCTCGTTTTTGGCGCCGTAACCCCTCCCCAGGTAGACCTCATCGAGCTTATGGTCCACGTCGGCTGCAGCAAAGAAGTCGGCAGCTACGAAGTAACACTCCAGAACTGGAACTCCAAGTACAGCCCAAGCGGAACCTACCCCATCTCAGTAGGCATGGACGGCTCAATTAGCCTAGGCAGGACACCAAACACACCCCTGCTCATGACGCTGCGAGTGGAAAACGTCAAGTACCAAAGCACCCCAACAGAAAACTATATCATCGTCTCTGGGCGCTGCTGGGGAGAACGACTTTTCCGCAGGA